GGGACCCGACGCCCCAACAACGCACACCGTCGCATTTGACAAAGTTTTGCCCTTTGTCTAAAACTAAACTTTTTTTTGTATTTTGTATAAATAAAAACAAGGGGGAAAATGATTAACAAAAACGATTGGATAGGAAGCGACCATGCCTAATCCACCAAAACCAATCGAGCAAAAGCGCAAGCTTGGTAATCCAGGAAAGCGACCACTGCCAGACAAGGGAACGCTGATTGCATTACCGATGGCAATGGAAACACCAGAACCACTTCGACCACTTGGATTGCAGGGGCAAAAGATGTGGGAGAGAATCTGGGAAGCAGGCCGCGCTTGGATTTCTTTAACGACAGATATTGAACATGTAATGATTCTTTGCGAGACTATGGATGAACGCGTCCAGCTTCGAGAGATAGTTTTCAAAGGCGGAGAGTGGCGCGATCGCGTAGCACTTCGTCAACTTGATCATCAAATAACTGCAATGCTTTCCTTGATCGCATTTAACCCGGTCGAGCGTTCGCGTCTTGGACTTGCAGAAGTGCAGGCGCAGACTCGCATTCAGGAATTGATGACCCGAGCACGTGGCTAATAAAAAAACACAATCATGGCCGCCGCGTTGGTTGACCCCGGTGCCATTGGCAGACCGCAAACTTGGCGATGGCCCTTTATATTCTGAATTCGCTGAAGCAGTTTGCAGGGTAACTAAAGACTCTGTGGCCGCTCCAGCCGGCGAACTTCTACATCTTCGCGATTGGCAGAAGGAACTTCTCAACCACGCACTTGCACGAAGACCAGATGGCCGATTCAAACACAGAGTGGCGTTGGTTGGAATGGCACGTAAGAACGGCAAGTCCGCGCTCGCAGCTTCAATGGGTTTATCAGCGCTCACACTTGGCGGCAACGGATCAGAAATTTATTCATGCGCAGCAGATAGAGATCAGGCACGCATCGTCTTTGGAACGGCAAAGCGAATGGTTGAACTTGACCCAGAACTTTCTTCGATGTTTACACTTTACCGAGACGTAATCGAATACAAAGACAAGGGATCGGTTTACCGCGCACTTTCAGCAGAGGCATACACGAAAGAAGGACTCAACCCTTCGCCGATTGTTATCTTTGACGAAGTTCATGCGCAACCAAACCGCGAACTCTGGGATGTAATGTCACTCGCCGGCGGCGCACGATCCGATTCACTTCTTCTAGGAATCACCACAGCAGGAGTAAAGACGCAAGCAAACGGTCAAGATAGCCTCGCCTATTCTTTATATCAATACGGACAGAAGCTCGTCAAGGGCGAACTTGTAGATCCGTCTTTCTTCTTTGCTTGGTGGGAACCGAAAAACCCAGAAGCAGATCACAGAGACAAGCAGCTCTGGATTGAATCAAACCCCGGCTTCGCAGACATCGTCGATGCCGAAGATTTCGAGAGCGCAGTCCTGCGAACACCAGAGGCAGAGTTTAGAACCAAGCGAACAAATTGCTTCGTATCAACAGCAACCGCCTGGCTTCCGACAGGATCATGGGAAGCGTTGATCGACACAGAGAGAACACCAGAACCCGGCGAAGAAGTTATTCTTGCATTTGATGGAGCTTTCTCAAATGACAGCACAGCGCTTGTAGCCTGGCTTCTTGGCGGAGACAAACCACATCTGATGGTTGTAGGAATCTGGGAAAGACCAGACGACGCAGAGCAGGGATGGCACGTGCCGGTGGCCGAAGTCGAACAGACAATCATCGATACATTTAGAAACAGCAACTTCCAAACCAGAGAGATCGTCTTCGACCCAGCGCGATGGCAGCGCACATTTATGGTTCTAGATGAGCAAGGAATGCCAGTCGTTTCTTACCCGAACAGCGCAGAGCGAATGGTTCCAGCAACACAAAAATTCTACGAAGCCGTAGTGAATCAAAGCTTTACCCACGATGGCGATGAAAGAATGGCAAGGCATATAACAAACTGCGTCACGAAGCAATCATCTCGGGGCGTTATGGTTGCGAAGGCAAGCTCGAAGCGGAAAGTCGATGCGGCCGTAGCAGCAATCTTCGGATACGACAGAGCAACGCAACCAGCAGAACCAAAGCCACCAGTGGCCAGGTTCTTCTCGGTTCAACTTTAGGAGCGCAATGAAAAAAATAGACTTCTCACTTGTAGCAGAAGTGACTGGCGTAGCATTAGCAACCACAGGAATCGCAATGCTTTCATTGCCGATCGCATTGATTACACTAGGCACATTCTTAGTGTGGATAACAGAAAAGGCTAACTAATGAGTCTATCGAAGCGAATCAAAGCAGCAGAGCAGAAGCGCACAAACAATAGCCAATGGGTCGAACCACTTATCCCAGGCCGCCCTGCTTACATGGCCCCATCTGGAATCGATGTAAATGCAGACTCTGCAATTCGCATGTCAACAGTTTATGCCTGCGTAAGATTGCTCGGCGATACGATTTCCTCGTTGCCACTTGCAGCATATGTTCGACGCGGAAGAAACAGAATCTCATACGCCAGCGTTTACGGAGAGCAACCAGCCTGGATTAATAAACCAAATCCAGAAGCATCTCGCCTAGAGTTTTATGAGCAAATTATTGCTTCACTTAACATTCATGGAAACGCATACATTCTGACTGTTCGCGATGACATGGACGAAGTGCAAGAGGTTTATTGCGTGCATCCAGATGACGTTCGCATTGAACGTGAGCGTCCAGGCGAACCAATCGTCTACAAAATGAGAGATGAAGTAGGAACCTTCTCTCGCACTTTGACATCACGCGAAATGAAACACATTCCACTCTTTAGACTTCCCGGATCGCTTTACGGCCTCGGCCCAATTGCAGCAGCTCGACTTACAATCGGCGCAGCGATGGCAGCAGACACATACGCAGCCGCATACTTTGGCAACGCAGCAAACCCAGGCGGCGTCATTGAAGTGCCAGGCGAGTTAACAGAAGAGCAGGCAGGCGACATCGGCCGCGATTGGAACATCACCCACACTGGGCCATATCGCGCAGGCAAAATTGGAATCCTTTCAGGCGGCGCACAATTCCGTCCGCTGACATTAAACGCCGCAGACGCGCAGCTCCTAGAGGCGAGAAGGTTTAACGTCGAAGATATTGCCCGATTATTTCGCGTCCCGATTAGCTTGCTAGGACATCCAGTCGCAGGAGCGATGTCATTTGCTAGCGTTGAAGCTCAAAACCTTTCATTCGTGCAGCATTCGCTTCGCCCATTATTGGAACGAATCGAACAATCAATGTCCGAATTACTTCCAGAGCCAGATGGATTTATTAAATTTAATCTTGATGCATTGCTTCGTGGAACCACACTCGAGCGATTTGATGCATACACAAAGGGCCTGCGTGAAGGTTTCCTATCTTTGAACGACGTTCGCGCCGTCGAAGATTTAGCGCCACTCGGAGAAGCAGGCGATCAATTCAGAGTGCCACTTCAAAATATAGATGCAGCAGATGCACCAGATGTAGGACTTAAACTTCGAGCAGAGATAGCGGCAATGTTGATCCAGGTCGGCTTCGATCCAAATGCCGTAACAGAAGCCATCGGATTACCACCAATGACACACACAGGGCTACCATCAACGCAACTGCAACAGATTTCAACCATTGATCCAGCCGATCCGCAAAGCGCCTACGAAGTCAATTCAAGAGAAGCACGCAACGAACAGCCGCACATGGTTCTACAAGTTCCGGAACCAACAGTCAATGTTGCAGCTCCAAACGTAACAATTGAACCGGCGATGGTTATGCTTGAGTCACCGCAAGTCAATGTTGAAGCGCCAAACGTAAGCGTAGATGCACCGACAGTAAATGTGACAAATACAATCGAGCGCAAGAGAGTTCGAAAGAAGATCATCCGAGATGAAAACAATTTGATTATTGAAGTCATCGAAGAATTTGTAGAAGGGGATGAATGATGGCAACAGGTCTAAGCGCTTATCTTGGAAACAAATTTCTAGATGCCGTCGGTAATGCAACCGCATACTCAGCAGCGAACGTCTATGTGAAACTTCATATCGGCGACCCAGGAGCAAACGGCACAGGCAATCCAGCAACAGAGACAACACGTCAATCAGTTTCATTCAGCGCAGCAACAGGCGGTGGACTTACATCCGACGCTGACACTTCCTGGACAAACATCGCAGGCTCAGAAGATGCAACATTCTTCTCAGCATGGGATAACGCAACAACAGGAAACTTCTTATTTAGCGGAGCAATAACAGGCAACGCTTACACAGCAGGCGATACTTTTACAATTCCAAGCGGATCACTGACAGTATCCCTAACGCTCGCGAGCTAACATGGCTCAATTCGTTCTCGATACTTCTCAACTTGATTTCGACGTATTAGGGCCAATCACATTTGCAACAGCGAGCGCTTCATTAGGATCAGTAACAGCAACGGCAACGGCAGAGATTGACAACATCGTCGCAGCTAACGCCCCACTTGGAGCATTGGTAGCACAGGCAAGCATTCCACAACCAACAGTTCAAACTGCTGGTTCGCTAGGAGTTCCGAATTATGTTCAGCCAAACATCATTATTCCAGAGATATATATAAAGCAACCAAAGAAAATAAAAGGAAAAGCAAAGACACGACTAGGCGCGATGAAAATACAAGCAACATCAAGAATAGATTTCTCTGTGTTGAATGACGACGCAGAGCTTCTCTTACTGATCTAGGATAAAAATGCCATATTTGATAAGCGATAAGCAGAGCGATTGTTCAGGATGGGCAACCGTCAAAGAAGAAGCCGATGGTTCATACACCACAATTGGATGCCACGAAAATAAGCAGGATGCCATCGACCAGATGGTGGCAGTTTCGATTGCAGAAGAGATGGAACCAGGCGGCGAAGTAAGCAAGCGAGAACTTCCGGATAATTATAGGCCAGCACTTTCAGAAGATGTGCCAGAAGGAAGAGCGTGCGGAAATTGCTTATTCTATAACGAAGAGAAGCAAAATCCAGAAGGAACCAAAGCATGGTGCGAGCGCTGGAATGATTATGTAGATGGAGCCTATTACTGCAACGCATGGCAACCACAAATAAACAGCAGACAAGTTGACCTAAGTGTTCCTCAATTTATTCAAGCAAACGCCAAACGCGGTCTTGAATATTTAGCAGAAGGTTATGGCGGCGACGGTCTCACAGAAGGAACGAAGCGAGCAGCTCGCGAAATGGCAGCAGGCAATATCACCGAAAATAAGATCAGGAAAATGGCCCCCTGGTTTGCAAGGCACAAAGTCGACGGCCAAGCACCGAAGAACAGCAACCCATCCGATCCCGGATACCCAGGCGCAGGATTAGTGGCCTGGCTTTTATGGGGCGGAGATTCCAACTTCAGCGACCGAGCACAAAACTGGGCGCAAAGAAAAA